CTACACATTGCCCACATTTTTCCATAACCCACCGTGGAAAAGGGTTGAATCGCAGTGAATCGCGATGATGCCAAAACCGTTGGAGAATAAAGGAAAACCGCCATCTCTGGCGGTTTCCAAAAGTGCCTCCAGCGGGACTCGAACCCACAGGAGAAAAGCTTCAGACACTTGCCGTTTCAACGGTTCCATCAATGCCTTGCGTCGCTTTTGCCCACATTTTGCCCACATTCTGCGAAAAGAGCAAACCGCCCATTCTCTCCGACAAATCGTCCAGATCATCGTCGAACAGGTCGGCATACACGTCGAGCGTCATGGCGGCGGACTTGTGCCCCAATTGCCTTTGCACGGTCTTGACATTAGCGCCGGACTGCACCATGAGCGAAGCGGCGGTATGCCGCAGATCGTGAATCGTCATGTGGCCACGCTCCACGCCCGCGCGGCGAAGCGCCACCGCGAACCACCCATCGTGCCGCGTCGGATTCCAGCCGTTACCCATCGGTTCGTCCAGAGGCTCGCCGGGAGCGGTGAAAAGAAAATCGGACGGCTCGCGTCCCTCGCATTGCTTGGCGAGCAGCGGACGCAACACCAGGGGAAACATCACCGAGCGTCCATCATGGGTCTTCGGGTCGGTCTCCACCATCCTGCTGGAAAGACGCGTGATGCTCCTATATATATGCAGTCGACAGCGTTGCAGATCGACATCCTCGACACGGAGCGCCACGAGCTCGCCCCACCTCATACCGCACAGGCCCAAGGTCAGCACGATCGGCTCACGCCACCCGCACTGCATCGCCACACGAGACAATTCATCGGCCGACAGATAGACATGCTTCCGCACCCGCTTGCGCGGCAGCTCGATGCCGTCGCATGGATTGTCGTGGATGCACCGATCGGCCTTTGCCCTCTCCATGAGGCTGCGAAGCAGATTCTCGGCGCGAATCGTCACCGACGCACTGCGTCGTCCTGCCAGATCGGTGACCCACCGCTGCACTTCGTCGCGCGTGATTGACTGCATCTCCCTCATGCCCCACTGCGGCTCCACATGCACTCGCCAAGCATCCTCCAATGACTTGACGTAGCTTGGTTTGGCCTTGGTCTTTTTTGCGGCCAGCCATGGCTCCCAGAAGTCTTCGACCAAGCGTCTTCCGGCTTGTGGGTCGATGTACGCTCCGACGCTTTTAGCTGTGGTCACGTTCGCTGCGCCCCAGGCATCGGCGTCCATTTTGCGTTTGAAGCCGCGTTTGCCGGTGTCCGTGCCGTCCGGCTTACGGTATCTGACTTCGTATCTTTTTCCGCTTTTCGTCTGGTATTGGCGGATCGTGTAGGCCATGCTTGCCCCTTCGTTTGCGTGGCATCAAGTCTATCAATCCGTTGATTTTTTTTCTCTGTTTTTTGCGTTTCGGCTTGCATTACTTTCATTGCTATGCTATGATAGTTATATCAAGGAAAGGAGGTGAACATGGAACCCAAGGATTGGCTGCAGCTGATCACCAGCTGGGTATCGATTGCGGTGACCATCTGGCTCGGCCTGCGCGATGACCCTCCTCCGGAAGGAAGGCACCGCAAGCGCAAGTAAAAAGGTTCCGGCTATCCCAAGTAGCCGGAACCCTCATCCAATCCTACCAAAGGGAACCGTGAGCATCATGACAAAGCAAAGGAAACTGGCCGTCACATGCATGCTGTTCGCCGTCATATCGGCCACGAGCACATTCGGCGGCATGCACATCATGGCGGCAGGATTCGCCATCGCAGCCGGCATCGCCGGCCTCTTCGCCGGATGGAGCGGACGATGACAGTCGAATACATGAGCTTCACAGAGGTCGCCGACCAGCTCGGCGTCAAGACCGGCGCCCTCGCTACCTACAAGCTCCCAGAGCCCGACGCGATCATCGGCCGCACTCGCGGATGGCTCCCCGACACCATCGACCGATGGAACGCCAGTCGTCCCGGTCGCGGCGTCGGCGGAGGACGCCCACGCAAGAACAAGACCGAATAACAAGAAAAGCCCCTCCCCCAGCATCATGCTGAGAGAGGGGCAATGTTTAACCGAGTTTTCCGATGATCTGTTTTTCTTTATCGTTGAGAGGCCATACGGTCACATCCTCCGCGGCCTTCAGTTCCGCGGCCTTCAGTTCCGCGGCCTTCAGTTCCGCGGCCTTCAGTTCCGCGGCCTTGGCTTCGCTCATCAGATAGCCGCCGCCGAAGATGGCCTTCTTCACGGCCTTCTGCGAAGCGAGCCTAGGCGTGAATGCCACGTCCGAAGCCTTGACACGAAAATCCACGCCAGCCTTGCCGACCTTATTCAGCCGTGTGACGGTCAACAATTCCGGTGGATACGCATACTTCGGCAGATGTTTCCTGCTTTCGCGCCTGACTCGTTTCACCGTATCGTTGACCAGCTTCGTCAGATCCGGTGCGGTGCGAATCAGGTCATCGCCGAAACTCGTCACGAAGCTGGTGTTGACGATAGCGCCGTTGGCGTATTCGATCGCGCAATCAGTGACCAGCATATGCGCGCCGTTGCGCGACGTGCTGGAGAAGATCGTGAGACACGGCGCGAACAAGAAGAACGGAACATGGTTGTCACGATAGAACGTGCATATCTTCGATAGAATCGAGAACGGCGGATTATCCACCACCACCTTGCCGTCCGAATAGTCGAAACTCTCGTAGTCGCCGCCCGGATAGAAGGGGCGCACCACTTTGCTCGGGTCGATGCCGAATTCGTGGCATGCCCAGTCCTTTATGGTCTCATACACTGCGGGGGGGTATAGCAGTCATCCGTGGTCTTCTTCGGTTTGAATTTGTCCACGAACGCGTCGTAATCGTCAATCGTCTGCTGTCTGATGCCCATTTTGAAAGTCCTAAAAATAAAGCCCCTCCTCCAAACGGAGAAGGGGCAGATTTAAAAAACGGGTGCAAAAAATTCCACGGACACTACAGTGCCGCAAATTTTTCCACACCCGAGTTTGAGTCTCACGCCAAAAAAAATCAATCACGGCGCAGCGGATTGTAGGCCACGCCAAGACCGCTGGCGATGAAGCCGGCCACGGTCGAAATGTAGCCGCCGATCGCGGCGTCGCCGAAGGTCATGAAACCCAAGCCGACGCATGAAGCGATGAGACCGGCAACGTAGACCACGGTGCGCACGCCCTTGGAAAAGACGGGCGTGTAAGCGGTCGGCTGCTGGTTGTCCTGACCGTCTTCGCGTTCGTTGGTCAGATTATTGACGGTGGTCTCCAAAGTCGTTGGCGCTGCATGTTCTGCCATCTGTCCTCCTCCTTAGAATCGTCCCTGGTTGAGCGCCGACTGCAAGGCGCGTGCGGTCGCGGGGCCGAAGCTCGCATCCTGAGCCAACCCGTAATGCGCTTGGATGGCGCGAATGGTGGCCGGTCCGAGCAGACCATCAGTGCCGCAGCCGAGTCGGCGCTGCACGGCGCGGATCAGATCACTGCCGCCAGCACCGTAGCGAACCACGCTCGAATCGATTGCGGGACGCGCGTAGGTCCTGCCGTCCGGTACCTGTTGGCCGCTGATGATGCCATCCACCGCGGTGCCCATCACCTGCTGCCAACGGCGCACGGTGGCCGGACCAACATTGCCATCCACTGCGAGAGCGCCGGTGGATGCGGTGGAACCCGCGTTGCCGCCGTATCGCAGATAGCAGTTCCATGGATAGCTGTAATAGCGCCTGATATTGGTTTCGCGGCCCGTCTGGTCGCCCGCCGACCCGTATGCGGTGCCACGCTCGCTGATGGAAGCCTGTGCGAGCTTGCCGCCACCAAGATAGACCGCGACGTGGTGCACATCGTTGAGCAGGATGTCGCCCGGCTGCGGATTGCCGTTCGCGGGCAGGCGCTTCCAGCCACGCTTGGTCAGATTGTCGGACAAGTTGCCGGTGTAGGTGGCGCTGCCGGTGTCGAATCCAGCCTCCCTGAGAGAGTGGATTACCAGGCTGGAGCAGTCGCAATTGCCCGCCGAAGCGTTGAAATTCCAACGGTCGGACTGGCTGTAGCCGAGATTGGCGACCGCGCACCAGTAGCGCATGCGGTTGATCAAAGCGCTGACGCTTGCCATGTCTAGTCCTCCAATCCCTCTACGGCCTTGGCCGCATCCTCCTCGGACACGAGCGGAATGCTCTCGGGCGGCAGACTGTCGCCCTGCGGTGTCATTTCAGGTGTCATGACGGTATCGTCCATGACATCTCCTTCCCGCCCCCGAGTCAGGGGCAATAGAAAAGGCCATCCCACTTCGGAATGGCCTCGGTTTTGAAAAAATCGATGTCAGCGCATGTGCGCGCCGTGATTGAACACGATGACGAGCGCGAGCAGCAGCAGGTATGCGCCACCTGCGATGGCTAGATGCGTCATTGCCTGTCCTCCAAGTATTTTTCGGCGGCTGAGATGATCCAGCATTGCGCGTCGAGTTTTTCGAGCTTAGCTAGCTCGTATCGGACGGCCTCAGAATGGTCGTGCGACTGGTCGCCGTAGATCAGGCTGATGATCGTGTTTTTGATCGTGTCACGGCACAACTCGTCCATGCGGTCGTCGATTTTCGATGTCCGCTCTCCCAAAGTCCGTGTTTTCGCGAAATGCTGGGAAAGCGGACTGTCGTAGGGCAGGCGTTCGGGCCGCACGTGCGCATACAATCCGGTCGCGAGCGATTCGAGCGCCCCCGGCCAGATTTTCAAGCACAGTGTGATTACCGCGCACGCGCCGCCGACACCACCAAACCCCGCTAAAAACGTTTGAAACACATCACATCTCCTTGAAATCGTTTAATCTTTTGGCATGGTGTCGCCATCGAAATAATTGCCCGGCAATCCCAACGAGACGAGCTGCTGCCACTGGTCTTGAGGCACGCACAAGCCCTTGCTCAGATTGACCGTGCAATTGTTCAGACCGACGAGAATGCCGTGAGTGGTGCTGGCGGCGGTGAAGACGTAATCCACGCGACCATTCGAAGCGACCAGCCCACTATCGCTGCCATTGGTGGTGAGACGCAAGCGCGGATTGTCGCCACTCGTGGACAGCATGTAACAGACGACGCTCACATGGTATTTCACGCCCGCCGTCAACCCCGTGAAGGTGATGTCCGATGGTGTCGTGTTCGTCGTCTTGACGCTCACACCGTCTTTCGGCATGACGCAGTGATTAACGATGGGAGTCATGCCACCACCCCCAAGAGGGTCAGGCGAGCGGCATCGTATTCCCGTCGAAAAAGTAAAGGCCGTCGAGCAAGGCTTTGTTCGCCTGGTATTCGCCCAGCTTGCACATGACCATGTTCCACACCTTGACGGTCGGACTGCCGGACACGACCTTGTATCTCAGGCTCATCGGATTCGCGATCTGGGACGTGAAGGGCCATCCGATGCGTTGGCTCTTGCTGAAGGTGCCCGGACAGTTGTCTATCGTGACGGAGCCGCCCGACACGTCCAGCCAGACCGTGCACCAGTATGTGGTACCCGGAGTCTTCTTGATGGTCGTAATCGGCGTGTACTCGCCCAGCTTCAGCGTGACGTGGGCGCTTGGATTGCTTATCAGGTTCGTGACCATCATCGGACATCACCCGCCCGACGGACGCTCCTATGCGAGCGGCATCGTGTCCCCAGTGAAGAAGCCCGGAAGCCCCCCCCACGGCTTTATCGTAAGTGTCGGCCAATTCCAAAATCGGTTTGGCGATATTCACGGAATTGCCGTTCGGATAGAATTCGACACGTATCCGGCCACTGCCGGTGGAGTTGAATCGCAGGAGCAAATTGTTCGCATCCTGAGAGATGGTGGCAGAAGCGATAGGCTCGTTGCCGCTTGACTCGAGACTGTACACCCTGAGCGGATCCGGATTTTTGTCGTGTTTCGTCCAGAGGAAGCAGGCGAATACGAGTGCCGCGTTTTTCGGCACGGTGAGATTAAAACCATAACCGCCATTGTCGCCATAGATGTTCAGCTGCTTGGTGCCGTCGTTATATACTGCATTCGCTCCGCCATAACTGTGTACATTGGCGAATGGGCCGGTGAAATTCGGATTGGTGAAATAGTTAATCCTCTGCATTATCCGTCTCCTTGGTCGCGTCGAGCACATCCTGCGGAATCAGTTTCATGGCCGCTGCGAGTTGGCTGGTCAGGATTGCGTTTTGCTTGGTGAGAGTGCCGATTTGCGCGGAAAGCTGGTCGATGACCTCGTTCGCGTCGGCTGGAATCTGCTGAGTCAAAATAAGTCTCCTTTTAATGCGAAACCCCCACAATCCGTGTGGATTGCAGGGGTTGAAAAAAATGGTGAAAAGCGGGGTTAGTCGGCGGCGGTCATCGTGTCGATACGAGTCACGGCCTTAAGCCCGTCGAGCGTCAAAGTGCGGCCGAGATTCGTCTTCACGTCCGTCAACGTCACGGACGTGCCCGTATCGTCGAACGTGGCGAGCACGCCACGCTGGTAATCACGCCACGATTCGGTAGTGCCGTCAGTGCTGGAAAACTCCAATCCCAATCGGCATAATTCCGCGCGCACCGACTCCTTCGGCGGACGCAAGTCAAGCACGCCGGACGGCTCAGATGGCGTCACGGCAGTAGTGGTATCGGCGGTGGTTTCAGTGGTCTCATCGGCCATAATCAATCTCCTTAATTCTGTTGGTTTTGAGGTCTCGGCATAAGGGACTCATAGAAGCGCTCCTCGGCAGCATCCAAATCCGAACGCATGGCTTCGGTGGCGAAAAGCCTTCCGATGGCCTTGGCGTCCACGCAATCCGTGTCGATGCCGGTGGTCGGCGTCGCATCGGCCGTTTCACCAGACAGCATGGCCGTCTGGACGGCCGCGTCCGCATCGTTGGTGATCGTGGGCAGTCCCAATGCCGCGCGCGTCATGTTGCGTGCGGCCGTCATCGGATCGTCCTGCACCTCGCCGTCCGTGGAAAGCATTGAGATTTCAGACGCGGTATCTGACAAAGCAGCCTCCAAGCCCTCGTAGGCTGTCGTGTACGCGTTGCGTCCGGTCTGCGGATCGTACGAGCCGGCCGTTTCGCGCGCCTGCATCATGGCCGCGCACGTCTCCGCGACGCTCGTCGTGCCGAGCAGGGCCCGCCATGCGGCGATAGCGTCCATGCCGCACACAAGCCCCAGCTCACCTTCCGCTTCCGCTCTGATGACGAGGTTCCCGCCTTCGAAAACCGTTTGCAAAACATGCCTCCTTATTTGACGAGCCACGCGAACGCGTCGACGTACATGTCGCCCTTGTAGGTGCCGTTTCCGGCGTTGTATCCCATGACCTGCATCGATCCAGCGCCGCCGGTGTTGCACACGTGCATGGAGATCGATCCAAAGTTGAGGTCGGCATTGCACACGCCGTAGTATCTGCCGTATTTCGCCGGCGTCCATGACCACGTGGTCAGCGGGATCGTGAAATCGGCAGGCAGCGTCGCGTTCTGGTAGATGCGCCAATTGGTGCTTTGAAAAGTGTGGCGGTTTGTGATGCCGCCGAGATAGCCGCCGAGGTAGAGATAGCCTGCGCTGATGTCGGACACCATGCCGATTTCGCCGTTCGCGTCGGATGCGGTGCAGTACGCGCGGGCCTTCGCGCCCTGCGAGTGCACGCCGACCTCGCACAAGCTGCCGGAATCACTGCGCACGTTGAGATACGCGCTTGCACCCGATCCGCCGACACCATGCATGGTGAGCCATGAGGAGCTTTTTTTCGACAAGTCGGACTCGTCATAATTCGTGTCGGCGTGCAGATACACTTGTGACGTGACGCCGCTGCCGGTGCCGCCTTTCGCACGAGGCTTCGATTTGAGACTCATGAAAGCAGCGGGGTCGTTCTTGCTCACGTATCCGCTCCACAAGTCCAATTCGCTCATCAAGCCGACCTGATTCGATTCGATGAGCGACGCGACCGTAGGATAGTTGTAATATGCGATCGAATCCTTGTACGCCAAAAACTCCAATCCGTCACCGGTAAAAGTCTCCGACCCGGTAATCGCGTGCGACTTGTAATCCGGACTGATGCGCACCCTGTGCCCGCTCGTGCGGGTTTGGAAAGTGCCGGTCAGCAGGTTGCTTTTGCCTTCACCGTCGAGGTAGACGGTCTGGTTATGAGCCGAATCCCACATCCGCAACGAGCTGCTGTTGAGCTTCATTCCCGTGTTCGCGGCCTCGGAGCTTTGGAATATCGCGCCGGTGAAGACGTAGCCTCGGAACTGGCCTGCCGCCACCTTGTCCGTCGTGATGCTGCCCGCCGCGATCTTGACGGCCGTCACACTGTTTGCCGCCAGCTTGTCGGCTGTGATGGCACCAGTCACAATCTTGGACGCATTGACCGAATTCGCGGCCAGCTTATCCGCATTGACCGCGCCAGCGGCAAGCTTGTCCGTGGTAATCGCGAGAGCGGCAATGTCTCCGGCCTGAATCTTATGGACATTCAGGAGCGCGACGGTCATGTCCTCGGTGACCTTGAGCTTGCCCGTGGTTACCGAATTGGCCGCGATCTTGTCGGACGTGATGGCCAGTGCGACGATGTTCCGCGCCTGCACCGAGTTGGCGGCGAGTTTCGTGGCGGTCACCGCGTCAGCCACCAGCTTCTCGGTCGTGACCGAATTAGCCGCCAGCTTGTCCACCGTGATCGCGTTGGCCTTGACCTTCTCGGCGGTCACGGAGTCGGCTGCGAGATGCTTAGCCGCCACCGTCCCAGCAGCCAGAATATTATTGGCCACAAGGTCGAATGGCTCGAAGCGCGTACCATCCCAAGTCAGGACTTCCACCACGCGGTCGGAGAGCGGCACCAGCACGGAGGGGCTGGCGTTCGGCGCGCCCGTCCAGTAGGTGTAGAAGTCAGCCAAGAGGCTCGGTGAGTTGTTTTTCTCGCCTTTCCAGCGAGTCCAATACTTCTGGGTGCGCCACCACATGTCGCCCGGCTTGAGTCCATCATGCGCGGGCTCGTCGGGGCCACGGTAAATCAGATTCTTACCGTCCGCAGTGGTCTGCGCCTTCTTGGCTGCGGCCTGAGCCTGATTAGCCTGAGACGCCGCGTTGGCGGCGGCGGTCGCTGCCCTATTGGCGGTGTCCTGCGCGGTCTTCGCCGCCGTATTGGCCTTGACAGCCGCGTTAGCCGCATCGGTCGCGGCCTTGTCGGTCACAGCCACCCAAGCCGACCCATTCCACCTTTTCGGCGTGTTCGCGCCATTCGTGGTGTCAATCCACAAGGTCGAAGCCTTGCGCATCGACGTGGCCGGTGCCGTGCTCTGGATAAGCACGTCGGCCTTGCCGTTAGCCACGCCAGCGGCGGCAGCGGCAGCGGTATTGGCCTTCTGCGCGGCATTGGCCGCATCGGTGGCGGATTGTGCCGCACTATCGGCGGTGGCCTTGGCCTGAGTCGCCACGCTCGACGCATTGGCAGCGGTGGTCTTGGCATTGGCCGCATCCGTCTTGGCGGTGGAAGCGTCGGACTTGGCGGACTTGGCGGACTCATTGGCAGTGTTAGCCAGCGTCTCCGCATTGCCAGCGGTCTTCTTCGCGCTCTCGGCAGCGGTCTGGGCAGCCGATGCTGCATCCTTTGCCTGACCGGCAGTCGCGGTAGCACTCTTCGCGGCGGCATTGGCCGCATTGGCGGTGTCCTGCGCGGTCTTGGCCGCACCATTGGCCGTGTCGGCGGTGCCTTGCGCCGTCTTCGCGGCGGCAGCGGCATTCTCGGCAGTCTTCTTCGCGTCCGTGGTCTTCGCGGCATTGTCCGCTATGGCGGACTTCGCCTGAGCTATCTCGTCGGCGTTCTTCTCGACATCCGCGTACCCGAGATGGTTCCACTGAGAGCCATCCCAGACAAGCGTGTCAATCACACGATCAGACAGTGGCACCAAGACTGACGGCGAGGCGTTAGGCGTCCCCGTCCAATAGGTGTAAAAGTCGGCAAGCAGAGACAGTGAAGCGTTCTTCTCGCCCTGCCAGCGGGTCCAAAACTTCTGGGTCTTGAGCCACAAGTCACCGACAATCAGATTGTCCTTCGGCTCATCCGGCCCACGGAAAGTGTGATTCTTCGAGTGTGCTTCGGCATACGCCTGAGCCGCCGACTCCTTCGCTTTGGAAATTTCACCGTTCGCGGTGGTCAGGTCGCTCTTGGTCTGCGCGATATCCTTCCGGGCCTGCGTCAGGTCGGTCTGCGCCTGAGCGAGCGACTTGGACGCCGCGTCGAGATTCGACTTGTTGGCTTGGATGTCCTTCTGCGCCTGCGTCAGCTTCGCCGCATTGTCCTTCAACGCCGTCTGATTGTCAGCCAGGTCTTTTTGGATCTGCTTGACCTCTTCAGGCGAGACAGCCGAAGCCACCGTCACCGAGGCGACTGCCGACCAGTCGGAACGATTACCAGCATGATCGACAGCACGAAACGCATATGTATGCGAAGAGCCAGCCGTCAAACCAGTAATAACATAATCGCCAATACCAGTCGAAACAGCTGCAATCTCCTTGAAACTACCATTAGCCAAACGTTCGCCAAGAATGTTCCTGTCCCAGTCAATCGGCATGGAACCACCATCAGCAGTTTTCCCATCCCAAGCAACCGAAACCACACCCAACTCAGACGAAAGAATCGGCTTAGACGGTACAGGAGGAGGAGTCGTATCCTTAGCGACAGTCAACGCGAACACGCTAGACCATTCGCCCATCTGATCTGAATACGATGGGACAGCACGCGCTCTGATAAGAATCTGAACACCGCAATCCAGATTCGACCAAGATAACGTATGCTCAGTGGTCGTGCCAGCGGAATGCCACTCATACCCAGTCTTGTTCACACGATATTCGACCGCATACGACGTGATGTCCATGGCGGTGCCATCAGTCGCCAACGTCACATCATCCCAACGGGCCGTAACCATGCCACGCGCATACCCGTTCACATTGATATAAGCGTCGGAATTGGCCGACAGATTCTGCGGAGCCTTCGGCACGCGATGGTCCTTTTCAGGAGCCGGAATCGCACCAGACGCGCCACCCAAATGAGCACCACCGGTAATACCGTTCATACGCTTCGTCAAACGAACCGAGGAATCATAATTCTTGTCGTTCAGAATCAGCGAAGCCTTGAACCCAGTCGAGTCGAGTTGCAAAGTGACCTGTTGGACACGGACCTTCTCACGGTTCGCCACAGTCGGCGCGGTAATCCAATCGCCTATCGTGTAATCAATAAGCGGCAGACAAGACGCTTCGACAACGTTCACGGATCGCGTGTACTGTCCGCGAACCCTAGCCGCGTTAGCCAACGTCGGTTTGATGAGATGTTCGGCGGTCTCCTTCTTGTTCACACCCTGTTGGCTTGAATACAATTCCCAACCGCCCCAAGGCTTCGGAGCGTCCGGATTATCCTGCCGGAAATTAATATTGTCGCCACGTACAAGAATCGAGGAAGCCAACCCGTCGATACTCTCGTCATCGGGAGCCTCCGACACATCCTGCGCAAGCGTCACCACACACGATTTGGACAAGTCACGGCAGACGGCGACGCTATCGGCGTTCCATAACAGCAGTTGCCGGGCATCGGTACGCCAATCGCATAAGCCGTTGTTCACCAGCGAATCCAACACGTCCTGTATGGAAATGCCAAGATCGTAATATATGCTCGGCAGCATGTAGCCCCACTGTTTGCCAGCGGAATCGGCACCGGAAGTGAACCGGCTGCAATCGACTTTCACGCCGCCACGATTCCAATTCTCATCCATGAACGTGCGCATGATCGTGCCAGCGTTCGCGTTCGCGAATTTACGGGTGCCTTTCTCGTCTCCGCTGGTCTCCAATCTGGACGTGTCCAGATTCAAAGCCTTCTTCAACAGCCACCCGTAGGAAACGCCGGTCAACGACACCGTGTCGGACACGTCCAAAGCGTTCCTTGAACGTGAGGCGATGACGAACCGGCCATTATACGGTTCAATCCAGCGTCCACCATCAGACACTTCCACGGCGATTTCCAAGCCGGTTTCAAGACGCCGGTCAAGAATCTCACCACGCAAAGCTTTACGCGAATAGCTGACGGTCAAAGCACCTACAGCATCATGAGTGAACGACACAGTATAGGAAGTCGGCTCAGGCAGCAATCCAAGCTTGCTTCCATTGGCCTGATATGCGACAAGACGAGATTTTAGAGTCTTACCCATAAGCATCCCTCAACTTAAAAAGAAAGAAGCCAGTGGAAATCACCACCAGCTTCTCTTAAACCTGCACGCCACATTCCCGGAACCAGTGGCCTTAACTGCAATCCTGTAGTCACCAGAAACATCAGGATTGACTTGCAACCTACCGGAAGGCAGATAATCCAATCCAACTGTCTCGTTCTGAGAACCGCCAGACCATGCGGAATCACTATCGGAACTCCATGCAGTCAACGATCCCGCATCCAAATACAAGTAAGGCCGAGCATCCACGCGCGTGCCAGACCATGTGATACCGGTACCGGATACCGTATCCTTCACCGTTATGCCCGTCACACCTTTCGGGAAACGAAACACCATGTCTGTTATGGGAGCGTCACCGCAACTATACGGAAGTTGAGTGGAAAGCACACTCGGACTAGCGTCCGGAACGCCCTGCCAGAACGTGTAGTATCCGGCGGACGGCATCACCGAACCGCCGGACATGACCTTCCCACCGTTCAAAGGCAGTGAGACGGTCTCATGCGTGACGGAACGCCACCACACGTCAGGCATGGCGAACACGGCAGTGAACGGAACAAACCTGTTCGGATGACTCTTGGAATCATCAGGACTCAAAGAGGTCAACTCGACACGGGTACGCTGCTCGACACCATCGACAATCCGACTCATGACAAGATTCGGCATCGTGCATAACCGCATCAGCCTGGATGATTCACCAAGCACATCAGGCTCCCACGCGCATACCTGCAACGACAATTGACGTTCCGAAAACCTAGGCGTCATGCCGGAAGGGATAGAACCATGCCGTTGCGGAACCGTCGAAACGGTACGGTCAACACTGATGGCGCTCAACAATGTCGAACCAACAGTGACGATGCAGTTCTCCGAATCAAGAGGAACATTATTCAACTTGTAGAAACACGTGGAAAAAGCCACGATACTCCCCTCTCACATGCCGATCATCGCAGCCTTGTCCAACTTCTGATTCGTCTGAACCGAGATTGGCGTGATGGTCGGATATTGGAAGTTCTGCGTGATGTTGTATGTAGGGCCGCTTTCAAACTTGACATCATCGGAAGAACCTGCCGAATAGTCAGAAACCATGGAAGGCATCGAAACACGAGTCATACGACGCGCGTTCTTCAAATACTGGCTTGGGATGTCGCCACTCGCATTGATGGCGCTCATCACTCCCTTGCCGTACAGGGCTTCCATGCTATGCACTGCGGCGGCACGCACAACATATTCACCGGTGGACACGTCGGTGGAATCGTTCAAAGCGATGGAATCGCT